GCCAGTGACCTATCCGGCTTATACATCAACTGATGTTGCCCTGCGTTCACTTGCGGCGCATGAGGCCGGTTTTGAGGCTCCATGGCAGGTAAAAATAGCCCGCCGTCGCCTGGCTCTGCTCTAAAAACCCCGAAATTCACTATGTAAGCCGCCCTGAGCGGCTTTTTTTACGCCCTTTTTTAGCGTTCCGCATAGTCGGGCCTGCGGACGCTGTTGTTTGGTGTCCTGTTGGCCCGGCATATCTTAGGAGAATTATTGATGAGCAAGAAACTGAATGCCTTGCGGGAAGAGCGCAATCGTATTGTTACCCAGGCCCGCGAGCTTTTGGACAAGGCCGAAACCGAAAAGCGCGATCTTTCGTCGGAAGAAAGCGGCAAATATGAAGAGTTGATGACCGAACAAAGCAAGCGCGCCGACGCAATCAGCCGTGAAGAGCGTCAGATTGAAGCCGAGCGCACCGTTGCTGCCGGTCATTTCGAAAAAGAAGAGCGCAATGAAGGAAAGGGCGGCGAAGGCACGACCTCTGCCGAGTATCGATCCGCATTCACCAAGCTCATGGCATTTGGACGCGACGGACTGAACGCTGACGAAGTTCGTTCGCTGTCCGCTGGCTCTGGAACTGAAGGTGGCTATCTTGTCATGCCTCAGGAGATGGTATCTGGGCTGATCAAGGCAATGGATAACGAGGTATTCATTCGCCGTAAAGCTACCGTCTATTCCCTGCCGACCGCTGCGTCTCTTGGTGCGGCTGCTCTGGCAACCGACGTTGACGATGCAAATTGGACTTCTGAGCTTGCAACCGGCAGCGAAGATAGCGCCCTGGCATTCGGTAAGCGCGAATTGACGCCCAAGCCCCTCGCAAAACGCATCAAGATCAGCAACAAACTCCTTCGCGCCGTGCCTGGCGTGGAAGGAATTGTCATGTCCCGCTTGGCATACAAGTTCGGCGTGTCGCAAGAAAAGGCATTCATGACTGGAACTGGCGCAAACCAGCCCCTCGGCATATTCACTGCCAGCGCATCTGGAATCAGCACGGGCCGCGACGTTTCAACCGACAACACCAGCACGGCCTTTACGGTTGACGGCTTGATGAATGCGAAATACTCGCTCAAGAGCCAATATCACGGTAAAGCCGAATGGATCTTCCATCGTGACGCCGTGAAGATGCTTGCGAAGCTGAAAAACGCTGTTAGCGGCGACTATCTCTGGCAGCCCGCGATCACCCAAGGCTCGCCGGATCTGTTGCTTGGCCGTCCCGTGACCATGAGCGAGTACGCGCCAAACACCTTCACAAGCGGCCTGTATGTCGGCATTTTCGGTGATTTCAGCAACTACTGGATTGCAGACGCGCTGAATGTGCAAATGCAACGCCTAGTTGAGTTGTACGCCGAGGCCAATCAAACCGGCTTCATCGGGCGCCTTGAAAGCGACGGCATGCCGGTTCTGGAAGAGGCTTTCGCCCGCGTCAAATTGGGCTAATCAATCAAACCCGCTTCGGCGGGTTTTCTCATTCTTCAGGAGAAATAAATGGATTTGCATAACAGCTACAAATACACGTTGGCTATCGAGCCGGTTGCCGCAGCCACCTCGAATACCGCGATTGTCAGCAACGTCATTGATACCGCGAATTTCACGGGTCATGAGTTTGTTTTGATCACTGGGACGAATGCCGACGCCGACGCGACCTATACCGTGCTGGTTGAAGAGGGCGACACTGGCACGGCTGGATCGACCACGCTAAGTGATAACACTGCTGTAGCGGATGCCGACCTGATCGGAACAGAGGCTTCAGCTTCGTACACTTTCGCAAACGACGCGACTACCAAGAAGATTGGTTATCGCGGCTCCAAGCGGTACATCCGCGTCACCGTAACCCCGGCGAACAATACCGGCAATACGTTCCTGGCCGCTGTGTGGGTACAAGCTGGCGCGCGTGTTCAGCCTGTGTAATTAAAAGAGGGGCCGGGCAACCGGCTCCCTTGAGGGTATCGCAATGCAAATCAAAATGAATGCATCGGCTGCTGGGCCGGATGGAAGTTTTCAGGAAGGTCATGTGTATGACGTTCCGAACCAGATCAGTCAAGAGCAAGCGGATAGCTTTATCCGTGGCGGCTATGCTGTTCTGGTTTTTGTCCCGGCAAAGAATAACGTCGTGGCTAAGACAGCCTCTGTTGCCCCTGCCGAAACAGCTGCAGCCATCCCGCAACGTAACAAGCGTCGCCATAAATGAAAGTAATTATTGGTCCGCTCGTTGAGCCTGTATCGCTGGCTGAGGTGAAGGCGCAGTTGGGTATTGACGACACGGTGAGCGACGAACTACTTGCGCGCAGGATCAAAGAGGCTCGCATATATGCTGAGACCTACACTCGCCGCCCGATCATCCGCCAAACAATGGAGATGCGGCGTGATCAATTCCCAATAGAAATGGAGTTGCCTTGTGCGCTCACAGTCGTGTCAGTCAAATACATTGACAACGATGGAGTGCTGCAAACCGTCTCCTCCGACGGTTACACGCTCGACACGTACGACGAGAAATTGCCGGTACTGAAAACCGCTTACAACGTCGTTTGGCCGGTCCCGCGTAACGAGAAAAATGCTGTGCGAGTTCAATTCACTGCTGGCTTCGGACTTGCTGCAGATGTGCCTGAATTGATGAAAGAGGCTCTGATCTTGCTCGTTGGCCATCTGACTAACCGCCAGTCGCAACTGGAAAACGGAGTGACAGTCGCCCACGTCCCGCGCGCGATAGAGCGCCAACTTGATCCGTTCTCGATCACCCGATATTTATGACCCACGCCAGGCAGCAAATAAGAGAGGCCGTCGCGACGCTCCTCTCTAGGAGCCCTATTGCGTGGAAATTGGTAACAGAGACGCGCATCGCATCGAGCCGCCAGATATGGCCCTACCTCATGGTATTTGCCGAGTCCGAGTCGGCTCAGGCCGGAACGGTCAACGATCCCTGTGATTACGAGCGCAATTTAACTCTGATCGTGACCGGGATGCTGCGATTACCCGGCAATGGAGACACGTACACCATTGAAGACAGGATGGATGAGTGCGCTGCGGAGATCGAGGCGAAGCTAACCCAGTCGGCATTACGAGCAGAGGTTGCGCAGGTTCAGTCGCTGGAATTGGTCAGCACAGGATTGGAAGTGATTGTCGAGGATTTTGAGAACGGCGTAAATCACGGCGAGGTCATCACGTCGTGGCGCATCGGTTATTCAACTGAAGAAGGTTCACCGGAAACATTAATTTAAGGAGTATGGAATGACTTACAAGAATTCTGGCTTAGTTCTGTCGATGCAAAGCGTCATCGGGACCGCCACGGCTATCACCGCTGCGACAAACGCCGCTCCCGGTGTATTTTCATCAGTTGGACATGGCTTGACAGACGGCAAGATTGTTCTTATTCGCGCATCAGGAATGATCGAGGTCAATGAGCGCATGTTCGTGATCGTGAACAAAGCAACCGACACATTCCAACTGAAGAACACAGCAACCGGCTCAGTCGGCATCGATACAACCAGCTACGGCGCGTTCACCAGCGGGACGTTCGAGGAAATCACTCTCGGCACAACTATATCTGGGTGCTCAACATTCACCCCCCAGGGTGGTGACGTCAAATTCCTTGACACCACGACCGTTTCCGATACTCGCGACAAGCAAATCGTCGGCGGCATTACAGCCATGTCATACAACATGGGCTTGCAATGGGACCCGTCCGATACTGCGCAGATTGCGATGCAGTCCGCATTTGAAACTGGGACAGCCAAGGGCTTCCGTATTAAATGGCCCAATGGTCGGTACACGATGTTCTACGGCTCAGTCGGTTTCAACGGCATGCCGGGCGGCGAGAATCAGGGCGTCACCACGACTCAGGCCGCTGTGTCGATGAATGGCATGGCAACCAACGGTATTCCTTAATGAGTAGCCTAATCGAGCGCATTCGTGCCGCACGTCAGACTCGCGTAACGGTGGAGGGTAAAACCTTCATCGTTCGGCGCCCTACGGATTGGGAATTCGCAGAGATGCGCAAGCGGGAAGTCCTGCAAATGGACATCCTGGAACGGTTCGTTGAGGGTTGGGAAGGCGTCACTGAGTTGGACTTGGTTCCCGGTGGCGATGCTTCTCCGGTCGAGTTCGATAAGGATCTGTTCGCGGAGTGGGTCGCCGATCAGGATCAATACTGGACTCCGATAACTGACGCAGTGGTCAACGAGTTCATCGCGCACCGCAAACGTCTGGGCGAAACTGAAAAAAAATAGCAGCCTGGCTGGAAGAGTTTAAGCAACCCTTTCCACCAGGCGATCCACCGGAAGAGTGTCAGTTGGCTGTAAACATTTGGATCATGTCAGGGCGGCAGATTGATTACGCTGCCCTGCCTGTTCTCTGTGAGATTTACGGCGTAACAGACATTGAAACGCTGCTCGTCCAACTGGTAGCGATACGGGACTTCGAATGGCCGAAAAGATAATCACAGTCTCTGGTCTAGTAGAGGTTCAGAGGTCGCTGTATGCCTACTCGCAGCGACTAGGCGATTTCGTTGTTCTCAAATCCCTACGGGCCGGGGCAGAGATAATCAGGAAGGAGGCGCAAGCCAATGCGCCTATCAAGACCAGCAGGTTAAAGCGCGGGATCGTTATCAGAAAATCAAAGATACACCGCGGCAAGTTATCGGGTGATCTGATCGGCGTTTATCTCACCATCCTGAAAAAGAAGAAAGACGCTCCTTTCTATGGGCGGTTTCAGGAAGATGGCTGGAACACTCGGGGCAAGCCGAATGCCGAGCGTGGTCACGGCAGGGTTTCATTTTTACGTACAAGAAGAAGCATTGACAGTTCCAGGGTAACGCAACGCGGAAAGACGGATGTGCCGGGAAAGAAGTTTATTGATGGGGCGTATATATCCAAGCGCGAAGAGGCGGTGGATATGATAGTGCGGACGTCAATAGCCGCTTCAGAAGTATTGCTTCGTAAAGTGGGGTTATAAAATGGCTCGCGGCGTTACCGTTGACTTCAATGCGAACGTGGCTCGTTTCACGTCCGGCATTGACAAAGCCACGAATGATCTAAGCAAGTTCCAATCCAATGCTGCCCGCATCAGCAAGAACATAAACGATGTTTTGGGGAACATCGGCGTCGGGCTCTCAGCTGCTGGTGTCGTTGCTTTCGGTCAGTCTGTAATCGACGGGCTGGATAAACTTAACGACCTGAGCAAGACAACGGGGCTCGCCGTCAATCAGCTCGCTGGGCTGGGGGTCGCTGCAAAACAGTCCGGCGCTGATCTGGACAGCGTCGCGGCTGCCGTATCGAAGCTCTCCGTCAACATGGGTAAGGATTCGGAGAAGTTCCGCGCGCTGGGCATTACCGCCAAAGACCCGCTCGAAGCGTTAAAGCAACTGGCTGATGTATTCGTAGCGATCAAGGACCCGCAGGAACGGGCTGCCGTAGCTGCTGAAGCTCTCGGCAAGTCTTGGCAAGGGACGGCACCACTGCTCTCTGAAGGCGGTGCGGCTATCGGCCGCATGGTGACAGAAGGCTCGAAAGCTTCGGGCGTCACTCAGGAGATGGCGGAGCAAGCCGACAAGTTCAATGATGAGTTGGAGAAGTTAAAGGCCAATATCTCTGGTGTGACCATTGGCTTGGTGGGCGGGCTCGTGCCGGCTATGAACGACGCAATAAAGAATATGAAGAACCTCTTCGCGCCAGAAGAGGATATGAAAATCGCAGTCCGCTTGAATTATCTGCGCGACTCGATGGACTCGATCATTACCAGGCGGCAACTGCTCGCCAAGATCGGCATTGATTCATCTTCGTTCTGGGCCGGCGATCTCGACAAGCTCAACAAAGAAGCAATTACTCTTGAGAAGAGTTTAAAGAAGCTACAGGACGCTGCGCCTGCTCCGGTTGCCCTACCAAAAGGCCCCAGCAAATCATCCATATCCGCCTTTTTGGGCAACGACACGGGCAGCAATTCAGCCAAGGCCACAGCCAAAGCTGCCGAAGCAGAAGCTAAGCGACTCGCTGACGCACGGGAAAAGATATTCCAGCACGAGATAGATACCGAGCGGGAAGCGTTCGATAAGCTCCACAAGGATAAAGAAAAAGCAGCCAGAGACGCACAGACCGCGCTCAACGATCTGATGAAGGAAGGCCAGAGCCTGAAAATGTCTGTCGATCCGATGGCGAAGATGAATGCAGAGATCGAGCGGTACAGCGTGTTGCTTAAGCAGGGCGCTATCGATCAAAAAACGTTTGACCTTGCCGTGGCTCAGTCTACTGAGAACATGAAGAAGGCGACGACGGACGGCTTCGACAAGATGAGCGCGGCTGCAATCGGCTTTCAAACGAATGTGCAGCGCAATTTGGGAGACGGAATATTCAAAGCGCTCAGCGGCGACTTCGATAACATCGGCGAGGCATGGAAAAACATGCTGTTTCGGATGGCGTCTGACGCTCTTGCAGCTAACGTATCGAGCGCCATATTTGGCAAGAACGGCACGGGCGGGTTTCTTAAAGCTGGGCTATCAATACTCGGCAGTCTAGGCAGCCTCGGCAAGGCTCCAGCAGGTGGCGCGCTAGGCTCATCCACTTTCGGCCAATCGCTCTGGCCCGTTCCGAAGTTTGCTGCTGGCGGTGACTTCATGGGCGGTCTGCGTCTGGTCGGCGAGAATGGGCCTGAACTGGAGGCAACCGGGCCTAGTCGCATATTCAATGCAAAGCAGACCAAGGACATCATGAGCGGGGGAGGGCGGGGCGTGTCAGTCAACTACTCGCCGGTTATCCAGATCGACTCCCGCACGGATCGCAACGAGGTACACGCAATAGTCTCGCGCGCGGTAAAGCAGGGTAATGCCGACCTCGTTGATAAGTTGACTCGGCAAGGTGCTATCTGATGGCCGTTATCACTTTCCCGTCGATTCTCGGCGTAGCGCGCTGCACCTGGGCCCAGCAACGCAATGATATTGAGTTCCGTTCCGCTTTCGGCTCGCAAGCGGTAGAGGCTGCCGGGCCGCTTTGGGCCGTAACGCTCGAAGCTACTCCTGGACTGGAGGCGAATGGTGGCGCATGGAAGGCGCTTGGTATGCAGCTCCGTGGCAAGACGAATCAGCTTGCCATGTGGGATCTTGCGCGGCCTATTCCCCTCGGCACAATGCGCGGCACGATGACGCTCGCTTCTGATGCGGCTCAGGGCGCGACTGTCTTATCAATCGTGGCAAGCGGTCAGAACGGCAAGACGCTGCTGCAGGGCGACTATCTGGGCATCGGCTCTTTGCTGACTCAGCAAGTCGTTATGGCCGTGGAGAATGCGACAAGCGACGGCTCGGGGAATATCTCCGTGACGGTCGAACCGGCTTTGCGCAATGCGTTTACTGCTGGCGAGTCGATAACATGGAATCAGCCGAAAGCATTATTCCGGCGCGTTGACTCAAAGTTTGGCTGGAACAATTACGGCGCTGTGGTTGAGGGGTTTGCCTTAGACCTTATCGAGGATTGGCGTGTCTAGTTTATCCGCTCCGCAACAAGCAGAACTGGAAAAGCCGACAACGCGCACGGTTTACTTCATTGAGCTGCGATTCCTTAGCTCAACGCAATATATCTGCTCTGCCGACCGCACGCTTAATTGGGACGGTCACGACTGGATTGGGCTGGGAACGGTAGGCGGGATTAGCCCGATAGAAGAGTCTGAAGGCCTGGAATCGAAGGCGCTCACCTTCACGCTAAACGTTGCCCAGACGTCCATCCTGGCGCTCGCCGTAGGTGACGTTGAGGAATATCGCGGCCGTGTCGCCAAGTTATTTTTCTGCCCACTAAACGAATCCTTCCAGCTTGTCGGCACGCCTCAGCTTTGCTGGCGCGGAATAATGGATCAGGTCGCCGTTGGCATTGAGGGGCAAGAGGGGCAAATCACTCTTAAGGCAGAGACGAGCGCTTATGGCCTGAAGCGGCAGCGCGCGTTAAGACTGAATGCCGCGCAACAGAAGAAACTGTATCCGACTGATACCGGCTTTGATTACCTTACCGACTTGATAGCAAATCCGGTCGTGTGGCTCAGTAAGAAATTTCAACGTAGCGTTAACTGAGCAATTGAATATAATCACATCCTGCTACTCAAAGGAGCGGGATATGAAACTGATTGCGGCATTGCTGGTGGTTGGGTTAACGGGCTGCACTACTGCGCCTTTGAAAGTATTTATGGGCGACTACAAGAAGGTGGGCGACACCAAAGAGCAGTTAAGCGACGCGCGAAATTTTTGCTCGGACGAATCTCTGAAGTTCAGGATGAGGACTCCAGCCACAGGCACTCTTTCTGTTTTCCTCATGCAGAAATTTATGCTGAATTGCATGAAAGAAAAGGGCTATGAACCTCTCGACATACATCCAGAAGCATTTAACAACCCGCTTTTCATGGGGCAGCCATGACTGTGCAACGTTCTGCTGTAATTGGATCCACGACCAGACAGGGCGTGACTATCTAGAAGAGCACAGGCCGTGGAGAACGGCCCGGCAGGCGGCAAAGAAATTAAAAGACCTTCGAGGTCTTTTTTTTTGTTCAACGAAAACCTAACACGCATCAATCCCAATATGGCTCAGGACGGCGACTTGACAATTTATCAGGGCGCAGCGCACCTGTTCAGCGGGAGACACATAGTTTCTGTGGGACACGCCGGGCTCGTATTCACAGACCGTTGCGTAGCTGCGGACGCTTGGACGTTTAAATGCCGCCAGTAATAGCCGCGATTGCCGCTCTGTCTGCATTCGCTGCTGCCAACGCCGCATGGATTACAGCCGTCTCTATCGCGCTGACCATCGGGACAACGGTATTTGGTGCAGTCCAGCAGCAGAAAGCCGCAAAGAAAGCCAAGCGCGCGGCAGCCCGCGCACGTGAGGATTTTCTAAACTCGCTGCAAGAGCGCACCATCACGCGCATTGCAACCGAGGCGCCGTATGTTTATGTATACGGTCGGGCAAAGCGCGGCTCGGACATTCCCTCTGTCCTCGTAAGCGGCACAAACGACGAGTACAAGCATCTAGTCTGCATCCATGCCGCGCATGAGTGCGAAGAGATCGAAGAGGTTTACATCAATGGCAAGGCGCTGGGCGTACTCGATGCTGACGGCTATGTTACTCAAGGTGATTACTACTCAGCGACGACCGAGAACATAACCGAAACATTCCCGACTTCGCCATTCACGCTCGCGCATACGCCCTCCAGCGCGATCAAGGTTATCGCTAATGGCAGAGCATGGGCCGGCTCGCTCCCCTTGCCGTACGGCCCACAGAACAGTTGGGTCTCGCATACCAGCGTAGGCAACACGATCACTGTTACCGGCACGCAGGGCACCACGATACCGGGCGCAACTATCCGCACTACCGGATACACCGTTACGTACCAGTACAAGCACAACACATCTCAGGTTCGGGTAAAAAAGCATCTGGGCGCTGCTGGGCAGCTTGCAGACGCCGACCTAATGCTGGCCGCTCCGGAGAAGTGGAAGTCAACCGCAACACTGGACGGTTTCTGCTACACGGTGGTCACGCTCGATCTGCGTCAGGCTGAGTTTCAGGGTGGGTTGCCTACCGTCGACGTGTTGCTGAAAGGAGCGAAGCTCTACGACCCGCGCACCGGTTTAACGGCGTGGAGCGATAACCCGGCTCTCGTCATTTACCACTATTTGACCTCGCCAATGTGCGGAGTCGACGCGGACGATCTGCCTGTCGCGCATTTCATCACCGCGGCGAATGTCTGCGATGAGCCGCAATCCTTCGGCGCGCTCTATACCTGCAACGGTACGGTTACGGCCGATCAGGATCAGGCCAACGTACTTGAAGCAATGGCTGATTGCATGGCTGGCGGCATCGTGTCAACGACATGGGAGATATTTGCTGGTAAGTACGTCGCGCCTGTCGCGTCTCTGACGCAGGAAGATATTGTTGGCTCGCTTGCGGTTACGCCTGGCATATCCGATGCTGATCTCATTAATGGGGTGCGTGGGCAGAACGTCACAGCCGAAAATTTCTATGTCGCCACTGACTACCCGCCATACCAAAACGCTACCTATGCAGCTGCTGACGGCAAGGACAAGTACGCCGACATCAGCTATCCGTTCACCGATGCAGCGCATCGCGTCAATAAGCTAGCCCGTATTCTGGTAGAGGATCAGCGCAACGGCTTTACGGTCAAGGCCGATTTTTCCCTGAAGGCGTGGGACATACATATCGGCGACCGCGTTACGTTCACCAGCGCCTTTCTCGGGCAGACCGATAAAGTCTATCGCGTAACGGACAAGAAATACTCTCCAACGTCAGCCATCGAACTGACGATGAAAGAGGATGCTGCGTCGATCTGGGACTTGGGCGATACCATTACCCTAGACGATACGCCGAACACTGATCTACCAAATCCGTTCGTAGTCGACGCGCTTGGTTACGTTACGTGCAACTCCGGAACCGACGCACTACTTCAGCAGCAAGACGGGACAATCATATCCCGTATTTTGGTGACTTGGGGCGCGGCTTCCGGCGCTGTTGCGAATGGCGGCTACGTCGAGATCGAGTGGCAGCGCAACGACGAGACTGTCTGGCGCAAGACAACCGCGACCGGCGATGAGACCGGCGTTTTCCTCTCGCCGGTTGAGGACAGCGCGTGGTACATAGTGCGTGCTCGTCCGTGGAATCCTTACTTAAATGTAAGGGCGGACTGGACATACGCGGACCTGCATCAAGTCATCGGCAAGAGTGCGCCGCCATCTGATCTCGAAGATTTATCCATTGACGGATCGATTCTGTCATGGACGGAAGTTGTCGATCTAGACCTCGCAGGTTACGTCTTCCGATTCCACTACGGGAATAATTTAGATTGGGGATCAGCAAGCCCGCTGCATAACGGGATAGTTACCGACTCGCCATATAACTTGCTCGCACTGCCATACGGGGCCGTGACGATCATGGGCAAGGCCGTTGACACGAGCGGCAACGAATCGGTTACGGCCGGCGCGATCTTCACGGATCTCGGCGACGCTCCAGTCGCAAACGTAGTCGAGACGCACAGCTTTCATCCGACCTTCGTCGGCACGCTGACGAACTGCTCAGTATCTGGCGGGAACCTTCTCGCCAATGCGGCCGATTCGTTCTATGCCGATGACGCGCAGTCGTTCTACGGCGCATCAGGATCGTTCTACAAGCCCGCCGCTGGCTTCGGCCAGATGGTCTATGAGACAGCCGTTATGTCTGTCTCATCGGCTCTGGTCGGCTCCAGTATTACGTTGGCGCTGGCATCGGAAGGCGCTGACGTACGGATCGAATACAAAATCAGCGGCGAGGGATCGTTCTACGGCGCGGATGTGGATTCGTTCTACGCAGCGGAGGGCGATGGCTTCTTTGCATCCTCTGCGGATGCGTTCTATAGCGCCGAAGCGACAGGGTTTGATGTAACCGATCCTGATTCTTTTTACGCGGTTGATGTTGCCAGTTTTGACCCTACTGATCCCGACTCCTTTTACGCAGTTGATCCTGTCGCGTTTGCTGATAGCTCGATGTATGCCGCATCCGCCTCATCTAGTGCGTGGTTGCCTTGGCCCGGTCAGGTTACGGCGCGTAACGGAGATTACCAGTTTCGCATCACGATCGGCTCAGGTGACACGCAAGGAAAGATCAGTTCGTTTGTCGTGACCATTGATGCGCCGGATATGCGCGAAAAAATCGCAGACCTGGCTATCAGTGCGAGCGGCACAGCCATCCCCTACACGAAAAACTTCACGAGCATCAAAGTCGTAAGCGCCACTATGCAGACAAACGGAAGCGGCGCGCGGACGGTGGAGATTGATAAATCATCCCCGCTGGCTCCGACCATCAAGGCCTACGACTCGGCGCATGTGGCCGTATCGGGCGCAACAGCAGACATCATCTTGGAAGGCTA